GCATTACGCTCTACTGTAACTAACGATAAGCTACCCCCAGGAGCCGCTTCCGATAAAGATGTCGCGCTGGCTTTGGAAGGGTGGCCTTCTGCTTATGCTGATGCAGATACTCTATCTTCTTTCATGCGCGGACAAGCTAAACTTGCAGCTATCTTGGCTGAACGAGAAGACGCAAGAGCATCCTTTATGGCTAAAGACGGTCTTGATGTAGGTTTCTCAGATAACTGGAGAGAAACTATACAAGAAGAAGGTTTCTCAGAACGCATAGCCAACAAGTACGGCCTAGAGTGGAACCCTATTGAAACTGTTGATGCTTCTACGTTAAAAGGTGTTACCGATGTAACCACCCCAACTCAAAAAGAAGTAGAATTAGGAAAAAGGCTTACAAGTAGAGGATTACGCTAATGGTTGATAAAACTTTACCAAACGGACGCATAATTGCTAATCTTCCAGATGGTATTTCAGATGAAGATGTTAAACGCATAGCTCTGCTGAATAACTTAGCAACTGAAGAAGATTATAACAAAGACACAGCTACGGGTTATGACTCTTTAGGCTTTGCTGGTGAGCTAGGTGCTGGAGTAGCTGGTTCAATAAAAGGAGCTACTATGGGAGCTGCCTTTGGCCCTGTAGGCGCTTTTGCTGGAGGAATTGCAGGAGGTGCAATAGGTGCTTTTGTTGGCAGAGGTGTCGGAGAATCTTTAGAAGCCTTTGGAGAAGATAGAGATCCTAACGCAGCTAAGATTATCGACCAATCTTGGGACGCCTTCAAGGAAGATGCTCTTTTTGGGACAATATTCGGCACTGCTGGTAAGGTAATAGGTAGAGGTGCCCGTCCTATCTTTGAGAGATTTAGTGGTGGTCTTGCTAAGTCAGATGAGCTATTGAAAGCAGAGGCTTTACATGACGTTAAACTGGGCATTAAGTCTATTGATGAAGCAGCAGCAGATTTTAACATGGCTCCTGATCAGCTAAAAAGATTTCAAGAAGACTTACTTAAAGATGAGAACACAATCATTAAAGAACTAGATCTTCTTGATAGGTTGGAAGCTAAGGGATTAACCATGTTCCCTAGTCAAACTTCTTCTCGTTCTTTAAAAGGTAAAATAGCTGAGGATTACTCAAAGTCTTCTATATTTAGAGATGACTACATTAAAATGCTAGAACAGCACGATGCTTTTATTCGTGATTCTTTTGCAGATGTTCTTAAAAAGTCTCAAGGTACTCTATCAAGAGATGAGATTGGTCAGTCTTTGTCAACCCTTCGAGATGCTTCTGAATTAGCACTTAGAGAGAACGCAGGTGCTTTGTTTAGAAACATTGATCGTAAAGGTAAGATATTAATTAAAACAGCTCCTGTAAAATTAGAGTTGCGTAAGTTTGAAAAGATTCCTAATCTAGACGCAGCTTCTCAAGCAGTTATAAATCGTTTTAAGAAGTTAGATGTAAGTTTAACTCCAAAGATGTTGACTAAAGAGTTGGCTACGATACGTGAGACATTTAAAGACTTACCGCCTGAGATGGCAACAGCTAATAAGATATTAAAGAACGGTCTCTCGCAGTTTGAGAGTAAGATGAAAGGGCCGCAGTTTGTACAGACAGCAGGTGTAGATAAAGCAGGACGTGAAGCTCAGAACTACTTGATAAATAAGTATGGTCGCGCTGGTATTGAAGGAGACTTCTTAAAGAGAGCACAACGACTCACTGAAATGCGTCCTACGATGTCTTTCTCAGAGGCACACCAAGAGCTGTCTAACTTGAAAAAGCTACAGAGGGATATGGATGGATCTTTAGGCGCTAAGGACTCACAAGCTCACAGCTTAATTACAAAAGCTGTTGGTGCTTTAGATGAGTCCATGAAGAAAACTGCTAAGAGATTAGGTAAAGGCTTAGAAGACGAATACAAAGTAGCTACTAGCATGTATAGAGATGGTCTGCAAACTATCAACGGAGATTGGATTGTCAAGGCTTTAAACAAAGACAACCCAGCGCAGGTGGCTCGTATGCTTGTGGAGTCTGGTGAGCAGGTAGGTGTTGATTCTGTAAAGAAGCTCATAAACAAAGCAAAAGAGTTGAAGGTTGATGTCGATGGTAAGTCTCTGATTAACAGTATAGAAAGAGTATACTTAAATAACTTGTTCCCTACGCAGTCTATACAAGAAGCAGAAAGATTTACTTCTAACATGATGAAGGAAGGATTTAGAGACACCTTTAACGCTATTGTAGGTAAAGAGAAAGGAAACCTTTTAGCAAAAGTAGCTGAAGATGTGAACATCCTTACTCGCAACTTAAAGGGTTCCGATAGTGCTTCTTCTCTTGCTATTCGTGGTCGTGAGATTGGTGCGGTTACCGATCCTACTATAGCTAAGACGAGCACTCTGTTGTTGATTCAAGGGATGATAGACAAGCAGCTCTCTCCCGCTGAAATACGTAAGAATTTAGTATTAGTACAGCAGATGAATAAGATGCTAAACAGTGGGAAGAAAATACCAAAGCCTCTTGCTAAACGATTGATTGATAACTCAGGATTACTCGGAACTAACGCAGGTCTTGCTTTAGGTGCTTTAATAGATTAACAGAAATAAAAAAGGGCTGTAAAGCCCTTAAGTTTTATTACACTTTTATACCCAATAAAGTCTGTCTAACTAAATTTATTGCGCTCTAAACTATCTCAAGGTATTTAGATTGGTTTACTTTAAAGGCTGCTTACGGCGTATTAGTACGTAAACAGCCTTTTTTTTAAACTATCTCACATGCACCACCTACACATGCTAACTCCTGAGAACCTGTGGTGTTGTCTTCTTCCTCAAACTCACCCAGTCCTTCCCAGTCTACTTCAGGTACAGTAGATAGCAGCTCATTGTACTTGTCAGCGTCAATCTCTTCATACGGAGCTTGTTGATATACATGATCACTATACGGCAACAGACTAATACCACTACACAGATCAAAGTTATCCCATATCCACTGCGCTATCTGCAAGAATTCACTGTCTGTGTAATAAACTGTGATGCTTGGTTTATGTTCACACCAATGATTCTGGTAGGCTTTCCAAAGCTCTAGCTGCTGCATAGCTCCTACTTCACTAACAGTGACAGAAGTCTCAGGAGCCTTTACAGGAAAGCTAAAGACAGCCGATGTAGGTGACATCACATCTTGCTCTACTGGGAATCCTGCTGACTCCATAAAGATTGCAAGTGGGTCTTTCTTGTCACTACGTACCCTGCGAATGTAATGCTTAGAGAAGCGAGGATGGATACCACTAGCAGAGTCAACAAGCTGAGACACAGTACCGCTTGGCTTAACACATGTAATAGCAGCAGACTGATTAATACCAAGTTTCTCAGACCACTTCTTATTAGTGTTAACACATACATCTCGTACTTCCTCCAACCACTTGCTCAAGTCTTTTGAGTCGCCCTTGCTTAACAGGTAATGATCCATGATGCCTGTCATGCTAACACCTAGTAGTGCTTCTTCCTCAGTGTTCTTCTTCCAGCAGTTACGCAGGTAACGGAAGTCAGTCAATGTAGCTTGTAGGCTGCCAATGATTGCTGCCATCTCTGCCTTCTTCTTGAGACTATCTAGTGTGTCGTCTTCACGCACAACAATCTCTGACAGGTTACAGAACTGATTACTACGTAGGATGATCTCAGAGCATGGGTTAGTTCCAAAGTCCTGTTCAGCATCTCTGCGTCCGTTGCGTGCTGCAATCTTCTGTGCTGCTACACGACTAAAGATACCACGCTCACCTGCCTTGCTCTCGTACATCGTCTGCATCTCTGACAAGAAAGACTCAAAGTCAGGCTTCTCTGTGTACGCTACGCTGTTGTTAGCAAGCCTACGATGGCCTTCATTGCGCCACCAGTCACCAGCTTTAGCTCTAGCCATGCGTTGATCTGATAGGTTAGAGAGGCTAATCAGTGCTGATCTACGCACACCACCAACCACTACAATGTCAGCAATCTTACAAACAACATCGTGACACTCAATGCTGGTCAGCTTACGTCCTGCTGACTTCTGGAATATCTCTACACAGAAGTTAAACAGATCAATCAATGGTTCAGGGCCAGAGGCTCTACCGCCAAAGGTCTTCAGTCGTGCCCCTGCTGGACGTACTCTGCTCATGTCCCACTGAGGTATCTTACCAGCGTACAGCATAGCAATTAACTCACGGAATGCTGAAGCCCAGCCAATCTTACTATCGCTAACAACAATAACACTGTCTGTCTTGTGGAAGCTCTCAGCAATCGTAGGCAGCTTGTTAATGAAGTTACGCTCTACACTGAAGCCAACACCTGTACCACACATGAGAACATACATCAGCTCGTCAAAGCTACGTGGTGAGTCAATGGCTAGGTAGCTACAGTTAAACCCAGCTACGTTGTCTTTGTCTAGTGCTTCACCTGCTGTCATCATGCAGCGCATACTAGGCATTACTTCTAGGTTGTGTATAGCGTCAAACATCTTGCTGCTAGTCTTCTGATCTAGCTGACCACGATCAACCCAGAAGCTGACGTAGCGGTTAACTGTCTCAGCCCATGTCTCTCTGCGCTTCTGTTCTGGTAGCCAACGTGCGTATCTGCTTTTATGTATAAACTGTTGATACTGATCCATTATTCTTCCTCGTCTATTGGTATGTGGTATGAACATGCTTTAAGAAAGTAATCAAACTGTTCTTTCATGTCGTGTATTGTTAACTCACTAGAGTACAACGTATGTACTATCTTTGTAGCTGGTGTTGCTGACTCTGATAATCCAAAGTCAGGATAAGAAATAAACTCATACACTGGTTTTCTGTCCATCAGTTATTGTCCTCTTGGTCAAACTCAAAGGTTTCATCAAAGCCCTGCATTATGTATTCAGCAACACAGAGCTTAATGGCTGATTCGTTAGGCGTGTCGGTGTGCTTGTGCGCCCTATACCAGCCAGCCTCTATACCTTCCTCAATTAGCCGACCGATCAGTGGGTACATTTTAACTTTCATATTTAGTTACTCTCTGTATCCCCATTCTCAAACACCACCACTTGTGTCAGCCGTGATAAGTACCACTGAGCTTTCTGTAGGTCTTCTACCTGCTTGCCTTTGTAGTCGTAACGCCACAGATACTTCATGCAGTTGCCCTTGAGGTAGCCCTTGAATGCTACACTAGACATAGACTCTTCAATGGCTACGATACATTCAACAGCGCCAGTGTTGTAGTGGTCTGGGTTGTTAACTACGTCCTCTACTTCATTATCCCAAGAACTATGGGCGGCTTCTTCCTCTGCTGCCTTCATGTATTCGTCTATCTTGGAGTCAAAGTAAGAGTCAGTGTGTTGCTTGTCTCTAACTCTATCCCACGCTGATGGTGTTGCGTCATTCAATCGCATCGTCAAAGTCCTCTGCTATTCTGTCAAAGTTAATCATTATTCTATCTTGAAAACATTCTAGTAATTCAGGAGTAGTGATGTTTAATAGTTCACATATCATCTCCTCGTCACAGAACATTATAATCTTTTCCTTTAACTCTTCTAAGGTAAGAGCCATGTTAGTCTCCGTACTTATCTCTAAGATAGTTTATGCTCACTGGTAGCTCGTCACAGCCTCCGTTAGCTACTTCATTCAACAACCAGATACCTGACCAGCTTCCGTTGGTTTGTGGTGTTAGGTAGTCTTCATCGTGTTGATAGTAGATTCCTGAGAACAAGCCTATGATGTTTGTACCGTCTGCTTTACGTGCATAGGCAATGTCTCTGTCTTGTACGTGACCCATTATACATGACATATACTTCTTAGCCAGCATTAGTTTAGCGCTGCTGACAGGTCTGCCCATAACACCACTGGTGAAGTAGTGACAGTAGGCTATGTCGTCAATGATGATAGGCTGCAAAAACGGTATAACTTCCCAGCCCATACTCTCTAGCTGGAAGTCTTTAAAGCCAATCAAACCTTCTAGCTTAGGGTCAGCGTTGACGGCTCTCTCGATACGGTTCTCGTGGTTGCCTAGAGTAAACACCATGCGTGGTTTCCACTGCTTATCTTTGTTACGCTTCAGGCGGTTCTGCTCTCGTATGATAGGCTCCATGAATGCTTCCATGCCTTCGATACCAGCTTCGATATCTTTGGTATAACGTCTGCCTTCAAAACTGCGTGTACCTACGTCATAGCTGCTCAGTGATGGCATATCCCAGTGGTCGCCAATGTGTATGATAACGTCTGGCTTCTTGTCTGCTGCGTACTGCCCAGCCCATCGCAAGTGCTTAACAGAATGCTCTGGTTTTACCTGCGTGTCTGGTATTACTAGATGCTTAGTCATTATTGATCTCCAGCTTCTTGCCACTGTATACAGGCTTTATCAAACTTAATCAACGGTTCAATATCGTCTGGATTAGGTGTTCTACCTTTTGGTGTTCCTCCAGTCTGAACAACAGAAAAGGTAGCTGACTTGTTAGAACCATCGTGTAAAACAATGTATCCCCACTTGCCTTGCTCTCTGAATACAAAGTAACTTGGCAGTCCTGTTAATTCGCTAAGGTTTATAATCTCCATATACTTAGGAACGTTGAGCGCACAGAAAGCAGACTTGCCGTCTCCGTACCACTTACACTCAGCCCAGCCTAACATATCTCCTTTGTCAGAACCTTCAAAACTAGGTTTAAAAAACCATCCGTCTAGTCTGTACTTAACAGTGTTAGGGTTTTGCCAGTAATGACAACCTAAATGTTCAGACATTATACGCAAAAGTTTTTCTTCTCTAGCTCTGTCTTGTGCTGTTTCTCTCATCTGAGTCATTTCTTTCGCCTCTTGCGTTCTGCATTAGTCTTAGCAGTATGGCACTTGTGACACAGTACTTGATACCCTTCAGCTTCGATGAACATTCTCTCTATGTAGGTGTTCCAATCTATAAAGCCGACTTCTGGGTCTACTACTGGGTCTATATGATCTACTGCTGCGTTGTTGCGTCTACGCTTCTTTCCTTCTAGCGGTGGTAGGGTAGCTGAGGAACCTTTGCCACACTTGGCACACTTGTACATCCCTCTGGCCACCCTAGCCGCTGATTTAACATCGTGTTTAACACCCCATTTGGCATGTGCCTGTCGGAGTGCAGAAACGATAAAGGAGCGGAAGCGTGCTTCTGTCCATCTTCCGTTATTCCGTGGTTTCATTGAAGCTCCATATCTCACCGTCTTTACGGCGTAGCCATAACAATCTACCATTTTCTATGACACGTTCTTCACTGCCTAGCATTTCTACGCATACGTTGTAATAGTCCTGCTCGTTCTTGCAGTCTTCTAACAACTTGATAGACTTCTTCTCGCCAATACCTTTGATGCCTACGATATTGTCAATTCTGTCACCCATTAGTATCTGGCGATAGAAAAAGTGTAAGCCTTCCTCTGGCGTAACGTAGTAGCGGCGCTTCTTAACAAAGTTATAATGCCATCCTGCAATTTGATCAAAGTCTTTATCCAGAGATACCATTATAGCCTTGTCACCGTGAGTAGTGGCTGCGATGGCTATAGCATCATCAGCTTCCTCATTGTCGGTGACTACAGCAGCCCACTTAGATATAAGGTGTTGGCGCAGTGCTTGTATGTGTACTGGCTTTTCCTTATCCTTGCGGTTTCCTTTGTAATCAGCGGTAACGGCATATTCGTTCCTGAAATTGCCTTTACCAGTGAGATACAGAACATAGTGCGATGTTTCCTCGTCAGCGTTAAGCTGCATCAGAAGGTCTGCAATGAAGCCATCGAGAGTACTGATGGCTGTCTTCTCAGACTCTTGGTTGCACGACCAGCCTATGCGATAGACCAGTATGTCTGCATCAATTAAAATCACAATGCTTCGTCCATAGCTACTTCGTCAACTTCAGCACCGCCGTTATAGGCAATGAGGTCAGTGACTACTAGCTTCATCAGTGAAGGACTGCGACCAGCTTGGCCAGCAGGAGATTTCCAATCGTAGTATCCAATCACAGCTTTGCCTTTAGAGCCGTTACCGATGAGAATACCTTTGATCTCGTTGCCGTCAGTGTCGTATGCACGAATAGGATTGTTAGACTTAGCAGTGATAAAGTCACCTTGGCCTTCCTTGTTGCGTACACTTAGACCCATCATCTCTAGAGCTTCGATAGCTGCTTTAGATAGCTGAGTCAGATCTACTTGGAACTTACCAGACATACGGTTAGGCTCGTTAAGGCTGGCCCACATGATGTCTGCATTGATTGTTACTGGTTTTACGTCTGACATAATAATTACCTTTTGGTTGTTTTAGATCACAACTGATCTGCTAATAGTATACCACATTAATGTGTTTCTGCCCAGTTATTTCCTATTTTATATTCACCATCCAAGGGGCATCGCATCCCTAATACTACTCCTGCGTCTTGAATAGCTCTTACTGCTGCTTTGCCTACTACTATGGCAAAATTCTCTAATACTTCTATCTGAAATTCATCGTGTACATTTACCACTAGCTTGTAGGGTATGTCGTACTTGTCTAGCTTTTCAATAAGCAATACTAAAGCCTGCTTCATTACTACAGCGCCTGCACCTTGTAATAGTGTGTTAAGGGCAGCGTGTTCGCTTCTAACGCGTAAGCGTCTACCATCTAGACTAGGCAATGTACCACCAGCAGAGAACTTAGACACGCGCTCTCGTAGCCTAGCTAACGCTGGTGTGTTGCGCAGGAAGGAGTCAATTAGCTGCTGACCTTCTCTATAGCCACCACCTACTATCTGACCTATCTTAGCTGCACCAGCACCGTACAAGAAAGCATAGATGAATGTCTTGGCTTGGTTACGGTCTGTCAGTCCTGCTGCTTTCATGTTAGCAGTGTGAATGTCACCGCTTAGGATCTCGTTAGTGTAGTTATCGTCACGCATGTAATGCGCTAGCATACGTAGCTCTAAACCACTGGCATCAATACCAACCAGTTTGTGACCAGCTGGTACGCACCAGAACGATCTACATTCTTTGCCGTAAGGCGCAGACACTGATGGAACCTGAGCCATGTTAGGGCTGTGGTGTGTCATACGACCTGTTACAGCACCGTTAGTGATAACCCTACCGTGTACCCTACCGTCCTTCTCGTGTGTTAACCACGAATCAATCTGTGCTGTACGCTTCTGTAGTAGCAGGTACTCGTGGATCATCTTAGCTTCTGGTATGTCGATACCTTCTAAGACTTTCTCGTTAACAATGATAGCTCCCTTCTCAGTCTGTAGCTTAAACTTAACACCTACCTCTTCTAGACGTTCTGCTATCTGCTTGCGAGAGCCTACGTTGAACTCAGTCACTTTGTCCTTCAGGCGCTTCCCTGTCTTCTCGCTCCAGCGTTCCTCCACTATCGGTGGGAATACTTTCTGTAGTTCTTCTGTTATCTGTCTCATCTTGTAAGTCAGATCCTGCCAGAGCGAGGTTGCTTGTTCTACGTCTAGCTTGAAGCCGTTGCGCTCCTGTTGAGCCGTAATGATAGCTACCTTCTCTTCTAAATCTACGCATTGCTCAGAAAATCCTTCACGCTTCAGTGTGTCAGTTAAATGTTTATACAGTCTAGTAGTCAACGCAACATCTTGTCTGCAATACTCAACCATCTCATCAGACAAACCACCGTCATAGTCGTGAAAGTCTATCTTGTGGTCGCCAAAGCGTTTGCCCCACGAGTCTAAGCTATGACCACCTTCTAGCGATGGGTTCCAGAGCCTGCTGAGCACTAGCGTATCCTTTAGCTTCTCTGTAGGTATCTGTAGTGACCACTGCTTCTCCAGCACTGGTGCGTCAAAGCCAATCATGTTGTGTCCTACGATACCAGTAGCACTACAGAGAACCTGCGCTAGTGACTCTGAGTCATAGTGTTCTAGCATCTCGCCAGTGTCTATGTTCTGAGTAACAGCACACCAGATAACGTCATGGCTGGTGTTGGTTTCTATATCTAATGTAATCAACATAGTATTCTCTCGCTGCTTTATCGTTTGTACCGTGTCTGTCATAGGGTTTAGCATGTTTTACTTCTGTCTTGCGTTGTTCAATCTCTAAGACCCAGCTGCCAATCTTGCTCATATTCCTGCTCTCCTATAAAATTGTCACATTCGCTTCTCAAGTCTTCTCTGGAAAGCGTTGCAATATCATCTGCCGCATAGTAGAAACATTCATTACACAGCTCGACAAAATCATTGCTCTGAATTGATCTTCTAGTGGACTCGTAGTCCGTTAGTAATTTGTCACATGATATACATCGCATCTTACAAAGCCTCCTCTTTAATTTCTACCATTCTACCAGTGTTGCTGTCAAATAACAAGCCACCAGCAGGACCAGTAGTGCCACAGAACCTGTTCTTCAGCACTCTGACATTGGTAGTGTTGCGCTCTATAGGGTCAGCGGCTTGGCCGTTACGCTCCAGACCAATGACCATATCTGAGAGCTGTGCAATACTAGCAGAGCCTCTGAGCTGAGACAGAGAACTAGCAGCACCTTCCTCATGACCTTTGCCATCGGGTCGCTTCAGGTGACTAACCATAAACAATGTTATACCAGTCTCTTGCACTAACATCCTGAGCTTGGTGCATATCTCATCCAGTGCCTTACGCTCGTCACCGTTGCTCTGAGCTGATACAACAATGCTGACGTGATCCAGAAACAGGAACTTTGTATCTAACGCCTTGGCCATGTAGCGACAACGTGCGACAATGTTATCAATACTGGTGCTGCCGAAGTGATCGAACAGGAACAGTCTCTGTGTGCCCATGGTGTCCTCAAATGCTTCCCAGCGTTCCTGCTCTGTGCTTTCTACGTCTGGTAGATGTAAGGGCTTGTTAGCTGATAGTGACATCAGTGAGAGTGCTGTCTTTCTTGCGTTCTCTTCAAGGAACAATAAACCAATGTTCTTCTCTGAGTTCTGCAAGATGTGGTATACAATTTCTCTCACGAACTGTGACTTACCCAGTCCAGAGCCAGCGGTTATAGTAACTAGCTCAGCCTCTCTGATGCCATAGGTGAGCTTGTTCAGGTTCTGCCACGGATACATAACAGCAGACTTCTCTACAGGTCTATTGACCTCATCCCAGAGACTAGCACCGTTGATTATACCGTCTGGTACAAACTTCTCAGCAGCCCAGAATGCCGCTGTAAAACCTTTGACATCGTTAGCAATTAGATAGTCGCAAGCGTCTTTGTGTCCGCCAGTGTGCTTCATCACTGACGCTTTACCGCTGAACAGCTCTGCAACCTCTTTGGCAGCTTTAGTGCCAGCATCGTCCGCGTCAAAGCAGATGACAATAGTCTCAAAGCTGTCTAGATACTCGTAGGCGGCTTTACAGTCTTTTAAAGCACCGCCAGCGCCGTTCCTAACACTCACACAAGGATACTTACTACCTTGCATCTGATAGCCAGCAGCGGCGTCAAATTCGCCCTCAAACAGCGTTATATACTTTCCACCACCGTTGAATAGCTGTTGACCGAATAGTCCAGAGGCTGCCCAGTTGCCTACGTTATAGAATTGCTTGTCTGGTAGCCTTATTTTAGCCGCTACAGGAACATTGGCATCCTCTGGATCGTGATAAGAGAAATACGTCTTGTCGGGCTTCTCCAGTATGCCATAGGTCTTGGCTGTGGCCGTAGTTAAACCCCTAGTCATAATGGCTTGATAGTTCCCAGTCGTCAACGTCCTCTCTACCGCGCTAAAGTCTGGTTTAGCCTTTGGTTCTGTAGACTCTGGGACCGCTACAGGCGCATAATCGTCACTTGTTGGCGTGTACTTGTGGCAACTGTGGCAGAAAGTGCTATTACTATTAATCTGCAACGCATCACTACTGCCACAATCTGGACAAGGTTGGTGTATTAAACCACTCATAGTTCTATTTCCTCATAAACACGCCCCACGCTTATCAGTATAAAGGGCAAATAGAGCAACACACCCTCGAAAGGCATGGCGGTAAATTCGTCTGTGTCGGGATTGTAAGCCCAGACTGGCCTAGAATCTGCCAGCTCAAGGCATAATCCTACAGCGTTGATCAGTTCTATGCTTAAAGTTCTATTAAAGATTTTCATTATTGTCTCTCTTATTAAATATTACATCATATTCGGCACTCTCTGCCATGAATCGAACTATAGTACTCGGCGCCACCTTATAGAATTTTGCAGATTCTTGCAAGCTAAAAACACCACTGCTGATATCTGCCGCCGCCTTAACCACTGCTTGCACCTCTGGATCTGCTGAACCTGTCATGTACTCTTTAAACATTATAAAGCCCTTTTTAAATAAACAGATGATATTTTATCAACTTCTCTCTCAAAAATAGGCCACACATTAGGCACTTGAGCGGCTGAAACGTGCTTGTCGCGTATAACATCCCCTCCTGCCATTCTACCGTGAAGCGTATTGTGGTGAACCCCTATCACTGCTGAGAGTTCCTTTAGCGTGTAGAACGTCTTAGAGAGCCTCTGGTCGCTAGTTTCGTTCCTGTAGTACTTTGTTTTCTGTCCCATGTTTTAAAACCCTTAAAAAAATGCTAGTATAACTTTATAGTTTGTTAGCGTCATTATTTAAATAACAATTAATAATTACTTTTCAGCTTTTCAGGCTTTAAAGTGTCTCTTTAGATAATATTCCATCTCAGCATGCAATGCCTCTATTAAGTCAATATCGTCCTCATCTGGTAAAAAGTCTCTCTTTTGTTTGCAATAGTCCCAGTTTACAATGATATCCTTTAACAGCATGTCGCAGTGCTGTATTGTCCTATTACGGGAAACAAGTTGATCTTCTGGCTCTGTTAAATGCTCGTCTCCGTGGATGTTATCAAATCTACCGCTACCGTTTAAATAATTCATATATCTAACCCTTCGTTGTGTTTAGTTGCTTTTTCCGCCTCATCCTCCATATCCATCAGAATACAGGCCATTGTGTCATAACATATGTCGCAATAGTTGGAAATTGTCGTTATTGCCATGCCTTCTTGCTCAAATATCTCCGAGAATCCTTTAAATAGCATGACCCCGTCATCACCGTCAGTGTAAACACAATCAAAATAAATAAACCCCTCAGAATCTACGGACC